AAATTCATCTAATAAATAAAATATGATATATTCTTATAAAATCTCATCATTTTTATCTCAACATATTATAGTGTGTACAAACGTGTATGAAAAGTGAATCGATATTCCAGACACGGAAGTTGCGAAAAATAAAGAGCAGGAAATTCCCCAAGCGTATTTATTTATATTCTTCTCCACGTAAAGCCCAACGTATGGCGTATAAGTATTTAGGTAAAACTGCGAAACTGTATCCTGCAAGCAATCCTGCAAAAAAGTATATGATTTATGACCCGAAAAATAACAAGTGGGTAAACTTTGGACAGATGGGCTACCAGGATTATCTCAAACATTCAAATAAAGCTCGTCGCAAAAATTACTTGACACGTACCAAGGGTATGCTCGGTGACTGGAAAAATAACAAATATTCGGCGAATCGGCTGAGTCGTTCTATTCTCTGGTAGTGAATGGTAAAAACCGACTTTTACGCATGGAAGATATTGAAATAAATAAACAAAATATTACTAACATATAACTGTTTAAAAAAACAATTATATATTATACACAAAGACAAAGACAAACACGAAACAACACAAACGATGCCCTTTTACGCTGTTCACAAAGGAAAACGCCGCGGTATATATACCGATTGGGCCGAATGTAAGCAGAATATATTTGGCGTAAAACATCCAGTATTTAAGAAGTTCAATACAAAAGAAGAAGCAGAACATTTTCTTGTTCACGGATTCGGGACAAAAACAAACCAATCGATGATGGATACTCTCGGAATTGGGGGGGCTGTAAAAACTAGAGATGATACAGATGCGAGAGATAATTCGAAAATCGATGATAATTCAAAACTCGTCAATTCTAATGAAATTTTGGAAAGTACATCACAACTTCAACCTCAACCTCAAAAACACGTGATTCATGTGTTTACTGATGGTTCTCTAATAAGAAAAAAGCGCAAAAATGGTGAGCAAACCCTGTTATGTGGTTATGGAATATATATTCCTGCATATGGTCTCATGGAAGAGTTGCGATATGCCGGTACAATTTATGAGAATAAAACGAACAACCGCGGTGAACTAAAAGCGATCATAGATGGTCTCGATTATATATTGAACTTCGTTGAAGAGACATTGGCAGGCGTCAGTGTATCGACCGCGACACACCCCACCCAAGTGGAAGACAACGACAAATTAAAGAATACGCAAATCATGCTTTATACGGACTCATCATATTCAAAGCTAATCTTGGGTGATACTGGTGTAAAATATAGGAAGGCGGGGTATCTTGTATCGAAAAAGAGCGAGGAAAAGGTAAAAAACGCGGATATGGTTGAAGAAATCATGGAGATTCGCGACAGGATTACTGCATATGGTATGGAGCTTATTGTAAAACATGTATATGCACATACAAATCTTGATACATTTGAAGCAAATGGTAACCGACTTGCAGACGAATACGCAAATATTGGTGCAAACAAAACGTTTACTAATAATTAAACGTATGGGTATGGTATGTATGATGGGTACTTACTATTTGAATAAAAAAATGTTTTTATAGAGACTCAAACCCTCAAAATCTCATCAGCAAATATTCTTTTCTTGTTTTGAACATTTGCTGTATATGTCTCGATTGTGTCGATTACGATACGATTGTCGTCGTTGTCGCTGTTGTCGCCGCCGTCGCTTTCATCGAGGTCACTAATATCATCGGCAGTCGACGCTTGCGATGCTATATCTGCAGCATCATGTTGTTCACGTTGTTGTTGTTCACGTTCTCTTTGGGCCTCCAGCAAGTGTTGTGTTTCTGGTGTTGCAGGAATTTTAAAAGGCGCCATAACAAACCGGAATACAACTACTGGTTCCGTTTGTCCGAAACGGTGACACCGCGCGATTGCCTGGTCTTCGACCGACGGATTCCAGTCGGGGCTGACGAAATAGACTTCCGAGAATTGTTGAAGATTGAGACCTTCGCAGCATGTTTGTATTTGAAGAATAAGTACGTCGACGGCTGCATCAGGGGCCAAAATTTGGCGGCGTTCATTTTCTTTTGTGCGCCCATCCAAGTATCGCACCACGAGTGATGGGAATGCGGTTGTGAGTCGCGCTTGAATGTAGTCTATTTCACCGCGGAAATGACAAAATACGATTTTACGTTTACCATTATCTTTGCGAGAGAGAATGGTTCGCACTACTTTTGAAATCTTGCTGCTATAGTTTTCGTCCTCGCATGGCGGCATTTGAGGCACAGATTTTCGGCATGATAGGCGGGGATAAATGCACGACTGTTTAGCCTGAATCATGCGCCCAATTTTTACAGGTGATGGTTCGGGGAACCATGACATGTCTTGAGCAAGGGTGTCAGCATCTGGGAGGGCTGAGCCCGCAACAACAGGTCCGCCAGGAATATTTAGGCACCCAATGCCGCTATGAAGGCTGTGCGACAAAATCATTTCAGCCGGATTAGACCATTGTACTACGATATTTTTAGTAGTGAGAGGCGGTAATGAAAGACCAACGCTTTGTTTTGTGCGTTTCAGGACAAAGTGTTTAACGATTGCGCGAATGTTGTTCTTATCAGCATAGTACCCTGATGGAATCCCGAGAAGCGCGCACAGTGAATAAAGATCATGAATCGAGTTTTGTATTGGTGTTCCCGTAACAAACCAGCGAATATTCGCCCTCAAAGATGTGACGCTTTTGAATATTTGCGTATTTCGCCCCTTAAGATGGTGCGCCTCGTCGAAAATAACGCGTCCCCATTTCAGCCCATATAGCCGATTCTCGCGAATATTCGCACCCATGTGTGTCGTTTTCGATACATCTTTGTGCGAAATTGGCGCGAATGTTCGGCGAATCATGTGACCGTATGTGGTAATAACCACGGGTGCGTCTTGCAGCATTTTTTCCGTGATTCTTTTTTTCTCTGCACCGTAAAATACGAGAGCTTGGTGTCCTGTGTTTTTGAGGATTTGCTGCTCCCATTGTTTGACGAGTGCGACAGGTAAAACGATGAGCGTACGCTTCTTGAAATTCGCCAAGATGATCCCAATCATCATGATTGTTTTTCCAAGCCCCATTTCATCTGCAACAATACCACCGCATACTTGATGCGGAAGTGTTTCCGGTGATAGTTCGTTCTTGAGACAAAACTGGATACCTTCTGTTTGGTATTCTTTTTTTTGCAGTCCTGCGCGTGTCAGAAAATTATGAAACCTTTCGGTAGCCTTACCTATTTCCTCGGCGATCATGTCTTTGGTGGATTTTTGTGACGTTTCCACTGTTTGTGTTTCAGTCATGGTCGCGGTGATGGTGTTCGTAGTTGTTGTTTCTAGTATATTCGCGGTTCTCTATATCCGATATATTCAATTTTTTTCATTTCAATTTCCTATTATATATAAAATGAATAAAAGGAATAGATGACATCGCCTAGTGAAACGTAAGCAAGTATGTGAATTTATTAAGGTCGCCTAGTATTTCATCGCGAATGTTGAGTAAGTCGCTATTTTCAGGATTTTTAAAATATGGAGCATTTGACATATTTACTAAATATGTTTTAAATATTTCTATACATTGTTTAAACTTCGTTACATTTGTATAGTCATAAAAAGGAATACTTTTTGTTGATGAAAGATTAAACCGTTTTCCCGTTTTGCCTATCATTGTTTCTACGAACTCGTCCATACGTCCATTAAAACTCTCGTACAACTCGTCGGTTGCTTTATGCTGTGGGTAGCTAAGCGTTTTCCAGTGGTATATTTTTATAATATTTAAAATTTGAATAAATTTTAAAATGATTTCATTTTCGCTGTACTTGGCTGTTCGGCACGATTTTGCTCTTTTTTGTGTCTTGTTCGCCATTTTACTATATATTGTTATTATAAAATATATTTTTGTTATTGAATATATGATTTATCATTTATCATTTTTCACTTCTATTTTCATGAAACGGAAAATTGAAATGAAATAAACCCATAAAATAGAATGCAGTGAATCAATCAATTAGAAATCGAAATGTTGTCGTCCTCGTCCTCGTCCACTTCCTACTCCTACGGAATCCCAGGTTCTCAAGTCACGCTCACTCTTAACGCGAGCGGAAATCATACTCTCATGCTGTCGCGTGGTTCCAATTCGAATTCCAAGACTTCTTCCAGTGTTCCTGTCCCTGCTGGTCAACGCAGATTCCCTGATGGATATGTTGGCCCTGCCGATATGCCTTTCTGCAAGGTCTGCTACGATGCCCGTCTACCTGTTGCTGATTACACCGACCACTTTGTGAAGGACCAACCTGGTCCTGGTGGAAAGGTCGTGTGTCCGACGCTTCTTGCCCAGAAGTGTTTGGCGTGCGGTGTTACCGGACATACGTCGAGCTACTGCCCTCACAAACGCGTTGTTGAAAGACAAGACGTCGAAGTTGCACGCGAAGCGCGCGAAAAGATGAAGAAAAAAAATGATGGCTGGGAAACAGTTGGAGCCAAAGGACAAGTGTCAATCGCTGTCAAATCCAAGCCTCGCATCGAAGATATGACTGCAAAGAAACCTGCTCCCGCTCCTCCTGCTGTCGCCGCTCCTGTTGTCAAGTACGGTGGTTTTGGACTACTTGCTGTTGACGATTCATCCGATTCCGAGGAAGAATACAAAAATGTTCCCAAGCCTGTTCGCAAAGAAGCTGTACCTCCTCCCAGCGCAGCCGAAAATTCCAAGCCGCTCACCTGGGCGCAACGTGCTGCAGCTGCTGCCCAAAAGCCGGTTCCTGTGTCGTCTTCTTCCTCATCCTCTTCTACAGCAAGCGTGAGTGATACTCGTTTCCAGCTTCACGCAATGTGCTGCGACATTCAAGAAAGCAAGCGTGCTACGGTGCCCAAAAGAGTAACACGTGTTCCTCCGCCAACAGAGACTACTCAACAGCCCGTCAACGCTCGTGCGGCTGCTGCTGCTGTCGCATCCGAAAGTTCCAAGAAGAGAAAGCAGAATGCTGCAATGGTTCCTGCCTAAACAGGTGTGGTTTTGGACACCATGTACAATAAAGGTAAGATTAAGGTAAGAAATGCTAAGCTATGTATATGTTCTAACACTTTTTTTAGTTATTTATTACAATAAACGATAATCTTTAATCAGTTTCTTTTGCGTCGTTTGGTTTTATTTTTAATTTTTTTATATTTTCTACTTCTACCACCGACGCCGACAGCATCTCCGGCCGCAACTTGGTTACATTGGTTACTGTTGCGACGACGTGAAAAACAGTCAAAGTACCTTTTCCACCAAGGCAATCTAGATGATGGCGATGATGGCGATGATGTTAAACTTTTATATAACGTTGCTGCAATTATACTTCTACGCTCTGCACTATTCATTTTTGCAGGATCCAGTCTAGTATGTTTTGAAGACATATATTAACTAGTATTATTGATATAACTTATATATTAATAAAATATTATATTCTACTTTATTTGTTACAATTAAATTTAAATTGTAACAAAATGTTAAAATTATCGCTCCCCACCGGGTTCGAACCGATGACCTTGTGGTTAACAGCCACACGCTCTACCTACTGAGCTAGGGAAGCAAAAAAAATGCCTACAACTCGCCAACACCCCCGGAGGGACTTGAACCCTCGACCCCAGGATTAGAAGTCCTGTGCGCTATCCAACTGCGCTACGGGGGCAAAATGATATAGTTGTAGGTTTAATATACCTATATATTATTTTTATACATTTTAAACGCAGTCATTTTATATTCATCCATTATCACTTATTGCTTATCGCTTCTAACCAGATTCGAACTGGTGTTATTGGATTCAAAGTCCAATGTGCTAACCACTACACTATAGAAGCAACCATGTCATAGCGTTTCTGACTCTCACCCAATATATGATATTCGAATATCTTTAAGTTTGTTTTTTTTAATTAGTTTAAATATATATAAAGTATATATATGTCAATTAGAAAAGCACCATCTAAAAGTGCTACATTATTCAAAAATGGAACAGTTAAAAGAGGAAATGACGGAAATAAGTGGGTAATTGTAACAACCAGCAACGGTATTCGAAGATGGAAAAAGGTTCATGGTGTAAGTACAACTATGAAAAATAAAACCAAAAAGTCAAAGCGTGTACTAGAAATGGAAGCCGATCCAAATACTGTTTGGGGGAAGAATAAACCATTAGAAAAACTTTGGGAAAGTTTAGCATCTGGTAAGAAGGTTGTATTGATTTATAAAACGGGTGAGCATAAAATAATCACTATGCCTACGGGGAAAATGACAGATCGAAAAATGTACAATACATTTGATGACGATCCGAATATAGTTGCGGTTCTTTCATCTAATCTGTCTCAGGATGCATATGAGGTACATTTGTATCCAAAAGCGAAAGATAAATCAGTTGAATATGTTATTAAAAATTATAAGAAATATTTTAAACCGATGGGACCTATGCCTAAAGACCTTGTTGAAAAAGGTATACCCGCACAAAGAAAAGTATTATTTCCTGCTTGATGTTAGTGTCAAAAACATGGAAAGACCGTCAACCGCGAGACCGCCGATACTGAAGATGATGAGGAAGTAGTCGAAAAGTGTTTTATTGGGTCTAAACGATATGAAAAAAATAATAAATAAGAAACAGAAAAATGCGATGAAGTCGCCATATTTGGGAATTTTGTGTAGGAAGGAACCTAGAGACATGGTTTTGTTGGAGTATTTATATTATATTAATATTAATAATAAATAATATTTTACAATGTATATAGATATGTTAGAAAGTTTTAAGTTTAATAATAATTTTGATCTTCGAAATATTAATAATAGCATATTAGATGAAATGAATTCTGATATATTTGACCATTTACCAAGTTATGAAACGTTTGTAGGAAATCAACCTATTACATATCTTTATCCTGAACCAATAAAGTTAATAAAACTAATTGTTTCGCATTCAAATGCGATTATTCCGAATGGCCCTTTTGAATACATAATAAGTAATGCTCAAACAGGAAATAATAATATTCCAATAAACCATACAAATATAATTTCCGCGTTTAATAATTCACCTATAGGTTACGCGTTTGATATAAATATTCAAACTATATATAATATACGGGACAATTATGAAATAGTCGTGAACAACTTTGGCCAATATGTAAAATAATATGGTAATTATATTTATAAAAAATATTATATTCGTATATATTATAAAATGTCTTTTACACCTTCTCTTGGTAATTTAAATGCCTTAATGGCTTCTCTTAACCAAGTCGCTGCTAATTCTATTTTTAATTTTACAAATACACCCACAAGTGAATCATGGACCACTATGCATGGACTCATTGCACCGTGGATATCCACTAACATATTTAATGCTAACGGGCTTCGTGTTTTAGTCGCTTTAGCAGATGGTACTGTTTGTTATGACAGCGCTAAGGGTGATGATTTAAATAAATTTAGCAACTTTAATAATAAATCAATTAATGAAAACCACAACACGCGCGTAGCTATACTTCAAGCATTATTAAGTAACAATGGCGTTGGATTTGAAACAAAATTATCTACGACAACTAATATTGTGACAAATTATTTAGCTCAGCGTATATGGGTTACCAATGGAAGACCAATGGGAACTATTAGAGTTTCAGTAGATTTTCAATAGACATATAATAAGTAGTGTAAAAGCTAAAATATGGATAATGTATATGCTTATGCTTAATTAATTGAGTGCATAATAGGGTTTATATTAGACAATAATAAAATTGATATAATATTTTTGTTTTATATTTATAACATATCCTTGCGATGGCGTATATATATCGTATACTCAATAAAATTACAAAAAAATGTTACATCGGTGAAACAAAATGTAAGGATGTTGCTAGAAGATGGAATCAACATAAACAAACAATAGAAATAAATAAAGGTTGTCCTGCTTTACGAGATGCTGTTAAAAAATATGGGATTGATAATTTTGAATTTAGTGTATTGATTATTTGCTTTGATGATGAAAGATTTAAATATGAAATAGAGTATATAAAAAAGTATAATAGCATTGCTCCCAATGGTTATAATTTAACAAATGGTGGAGAGGGTGGTGGGTTTCAAGGAAAAACTCATACTGAAGAAGTTAAAAATGGTATTAAAAATAAATTAAAACAAAAATATATCGATAATCCCGATTTGAAAGAAGAATTGTCAGAAAGAAATAAAATAATTATGAGTAGTCCTGAAATAAGAGAGAAGATAAAAACAGGTATTTTAAATTCAGAAAAGTGGAAAAAAATGATTGAAGATAAAAGAACAGGTAACTATAAACAAATAAAACATAGCGAAGAAGTTAAAAATAAAATTAGCGAAAGTTTGAAAAAATATCACGCTAGCAATGTAACAATTATTAAAAATATAAACGTTGAAGGAAATAATAAATTAGGAACAAAGATTAAACAATACGATATGAATAATAATTTATTAAATGAATATACAAGTATAAGCGACGCATCTAGGAAGACTTCTATTCAAAGAAAATTAATTTCATTATACTTAAGAGGAAAAACTAATATAGCAGGAGGATTTATATGGAAATATGCTTAATTAATTGAGTGCATAATAGGGTTAAGTGTTGGAATTAAAATTAATAATAACCCGAAAGTTATTATTAATATAAAGATATGCGCGAAGCAGGATTCGAACCTGCGAACCCGAAGGACGTCGGCTTAAGCGACGCGGCATTGACCAACTAACCGATTCGCGCAAAACATGAAAAATATATTGCTCCTTACGGGGCTCGAACCCGTGACCCTGGGCTCATAAGACCCAAATTCTAACCAACTGAACTAAAGGAGCTGATAACCACACCATAATACATGTCATTTTTTACATTTTGTTTTACAATTTTTTATTTGATTTTGTTTTATTATACGTTTACAGGTTAAGGGTTTAAGTGCATAAGATAATGTGTTAATGTGTTAATTTGTATGTGAATAACATCACAACCCTCGATGATGGTGATGTTGTGCGCCGCGTTGCTACCAACTGTTTTGTCAAACTAATAATGCTCGATTTTTTTGTTTGCTGTAAGTTGATAATGAAAATGTACCTGTAAAAAGAAACAATTGTGTTAGTAAATACCACCTGCCGGTATCGATCCAGCACCGTCTTAATAATGAGTAAAGAAAACCATCCAACTATCAGACTGTTAAGTCAATATGTCGCTAGATAGGGGTTACGTCCGCCGTGGAAGTGGTTTGTTACTGTTGCGGGTAGTGTCGTCTTGCGAAACCCCACTACCCAAAGGTTTCATCGCCATTTTTCTTGTAATGATAATCCAAAGATGGCGGACCATTTCATGGTAAAAATATATTTATGGGTATGGTTTTTAATAATTAAGATAACCCACAAATGACGTACCGGAAGTTAGTCAAATTATATCAATGGAGTAAGGTGTTACATGCCCCGCTCTCGCATATAACTATCTCATCCATATGCAAATTAATTCTGTAATAAATCATAACCGATTATGTGTATTTTTATTCCAATGCGCCAAAAAAAGACCCCTCTCCATACTCACCAAGACAACGCATTGAAATAGTTACTCTAAAATAACTGCTCTCATCCATAAAAGGAAACTGAATTCCCTTACTTCTTTTGAAAAGCCGATATACACACTAGTATGATTTTTCATCAATAATCACAGAATTCTTCACATATTTTCGATGAGTCCATACCCACTCTGTTTATAGTCACTGAGCCTGACATTGTGCTAGTGTCTTGATACACCGATGCAAGATGATGATAATACCGGCAACCCGTTTCGATCGAGTGACCTCGGAGTTATGAGCCCCGCGCGCTAACCTCTGCGCCATGCCGGTAAAGTATGTTTGCTGTGTTTTG